TGTAGTTAATTTCTTTAAAAATTTAATTGGATCTTATAAAGAACAATATCTTAGAATTGATGAAATATCTCCGGATCGAAAAGAAATTCGTTTAAAAGCTATTGATGATGAAAATCAAATTTACTTACAACAATTAACAAAATATATACGAGAAGTTAATCCAACTTCAACAAAAAATACATTTTATAAAACATATTTACTAAACTTTAGTAGAAATAAAACAGCAACGATTGTTAATTCAGTTGTAGTTGGCGATTATGTTTACATAAAATTATATGATCCATTAGACGAAGAAGTTAATGTTGATTTCAAATGTTGGATCGTACAAGAATTAAAACCTTCTTATATTGATAAAGTTGCAATAACTCCACAAGTTATTCAAAAACAATATAAAACATTGGCTAATCCAAATTGGTATGCTAATGCAGTTTATAATACAACAACTGAAACAGGGTTCCAACATTGGAATGATTTATTGGGTTCGTCGACACAAACATCACAACAAATTGTTGATTCGTATTTTTCCGGAAGTCTTTCTGGAATCAAATTAAACATTGATTATTCTGATTTTAATAATTTTATTTTCTATAGCTCAGCAGCAGAACGATTATCTAATTTTAAATACAAATTAGAATTATTAGAATATTATACGTCACAAAGTTTAGTAGTAGCACAAATCTCTGGAAGTGTTTCGACAACTAATATTACAGATTTTAATACAAATAAAAATAATTTAATTGGAGGTTTCGATGCCTTTGAACAATATTTGTATTATGAATCATCATCTCGTTTAACAACAAATGATATAACAAATGAATATGCATATGTAACTAATTTAACAGGTAGTTATATTACTCCGGTGCCTAAATTAAATACTTCTAGACCATATGTAATCGCACCTGTGACAAGTAGTTTATTTAAAAATTGGTATAATGGTTTATATGCAACAGCATCATTATATGATTCATTAAATTATAATGCATTGATATATGGCGTTCCGGAATATGTTAGATATGATGCTACTAGTGCCGGAATAACTACATTTGTTAATATGTTAGGACATCATTATGATATATTGTATACATACATAAATCATATGACACGTATTAATAAGCGTGAAGAAAATCCTAAATTAGGAATGCCAAATGAATTGCTATATTCAGTAGCTAAACAATTTGGTTGGAATTTAACTGATGGTAATCAATCACAAGATTTATGGCAGTATGTATTAGGTACAAATGAAGCAGGATCTCCGTTAACTGGATCAAATTCAGTAGGATATGAATCTGTACCAGGTCGTGAAATGACTTATACAATTTGGAGACGAATTGTTAATAATTTACCATTGCTACTCAAATCTAAAGGTACTAAACGAAGTATTCAGGCATTGCTATCTTGTTATGGTATTCCACAATCAATGATTTCAATTAATGAATATGGCGGACCTAGAATTGATCGTGCACCTGTATATGAAAAATTGAATTTTGATTATGCGTTAGACCTAAGTGGCAGTTTAACTGGATCTGTTAATGTAAATTATACGCAACCTATTAGTACCGTAGAATTGAGATTTAGAACAGCAGACGTTGTTAAATATCCATTAATACCTAGTACAATGAATCTACTTACCATTGGGTCAAACGTAGTAACGTTGAACTTTACAAGTGGTAATAAAGGTACATTAAAAATTAACGGTACTGCATCTGCTGCAATGGAATTATTTGATGGTGGATGGGTAACTGCCATGTTAAAGACAAATGGCACTAATTTAGATTTAGTTGCTAAAAAATCTAAATATGGTAAAATCATTGCCGCAGTTTCATCATCAGCTACAGCATCATTTGCATCATCTGGTACATTAACATTGGGTACATCTTCATTAGGTGCTAGCAGATTGATTGGCCAACTGCAGGAATTAAGAATGTGGACATCTAGTTTATTAGATTCTGCATTTGATAATCATGTAAAAGCTCCTGCAGCATATAATGCAAATTCAGATGCTTATACTGAGTTAGTATTTAGATTGCCGTTAACACAAAAATTCAATCATTCAGTATCATCAAGTTTATCCGGCGTGCAACCAAAGTCATCTGCAATGTCTGCATCATTTGTTTCATGGTCTTTAAATACACCATATGATTCAATTGAAGAAACATATTACTATGATGCAATTTCATTAGGAGCTGGGACGTTTGATGATAATAAAATTCGTTTAGAAAATAATGAACTTGTAGGCACGTTAGATATTAAAACTAGAGCTGAACAAAGTCAATATGATAAAGCTCCGCTTGATAGTAAAAAATTAGGAGTATATTTTTCTCCGCAAACAATGATCAATGAAGATATCATTGCACAATTAGGATTCACTGAATTAGATCAATATATTGGTGATCCAGGTCAAACAGAAACTAATTCATATCCAAAATTAATACAAGCTGCAAATAGCTATTGGAAGAAATATGCAGATAGCAATGATATAAATGCTTATATTTCGATATTTGCAATGTTTGATTTATCTTTCTTCCGTCAGCTAGAACAACTATTGCCGGCACGTACGGATAAATTAACTGGATTATTAATACAACCAAATATATTAGAACGTAGTAAAGCTACAATTCTACCTAATATACAAAGATTTGAATCTACATATTCAGCATCATTAGACAATATGAAACCGGTATTGACGAGCGATTATTTGCAATATACCGGAAGTATAAGTGATAAAATTTTATCATTATCTGCAATCGATGATGACCAATGGCAAATGTATTTAACTGCATCAACAGCAGATAAATATGATGGCACACCATATTCATATAGATACTTGTTACATTCTGGTAGCACATGGATTACTGGATCTACGCCATATTGGATGAGTGAAGGAGAATTACCTGTTTTATTAACAGGTGTTTATTCCATGGAAAGATTAGCAAAACCTACGACATTTTTAACAGCATCTGGAGCAGGTACTGGTAGCAGCGTTAGAGGTAATGGAAACGTTCCTAGTAATTTGACAAGATTCTCAGGAAGTCGTGTTGATTTTCAAGACTATTTGCCGACGGGAATTGGTAATCAAAGATATGCTGGTTGTAAAATAAATTCTCCTGCATTCAATGTTAATTCTACGCAAACTGTAGACGGTGGACCGGTTGTTGAATGGAGATCAGCAAATCCAAACCAATTAGTTTATCAAACTTATGGTGATCAAGGTAGTTTTGTTTTAGTTTAATATTAAAATTTTAACTATGTATATTTATATAAAATAAGGTAAAAACATTATGGGATATTTAGATAATACCAGCGTAACGATTGACGCTATATTAACATTAAAAGGTCGCGAACTTTTAGCAAAGGGTGGAAATGCATTTAACATTACACAATTTGCGGTAGGTGATGATGAAATTGATTATTCATTATGGAATCCAGATCATCCACTCGGAACAAACTATTACGGTACAATTATTGAAAATATGCCGATCACTGAAGCTATTCCAGATGAAACTCAGGCATTGAAATATAAATTAATTACGTTGCCAAAACAAACAACTAATATTCCTGTAATTAATGTAGGAAATACTTCAGTTACGTTAGCTGCTCCTGGTAATAGTACTATTATTAGTCCTAATACAAGTAATTTCCAAGGCGGAAATGCTAATTTAGGTTATACTGCAATTCTTTCTGATTCAACAGTAGCTGATATTACAGTGACAAGAGCATTACAAAATTCAATTTTACCTACGACTCCACGATTCATTGGTGATAATGAAGATGCACAAAGTGTTGCTGTAGCAGGATTTGAATTCCGTATAGTTGCTAAAACACAGATGATTGAAGATAAAACTGCGACTATTACTATTATTGGTAATGAAACGGGTGGTAGCGTAACAATTAATTTAACAGTTAAAAAAGCAACGACTGCAACAATATAATGGATAAAAATATGAAAATGAATTTCATTGAAACGTTAAAACAACAACCGCGCCAAGGTGGAACTCCTACGCGTATAACAGCACCAGCTGGATTAGTAGCACAAGCGGCCGCGGCGAGAACTACTGCGACGCCTACTACTAATACAAATCAGGCTACGGCGGTTATCAATGAACAAGTACAACAATTAGCTCAACAATTAGCAAATCAAATGGTTGCAGAAATGCAACAATCGCAAGTATTATCTAGAAATGGTAGAACTTATACAAAATTTGATTTAGCTAATGATGTTGTATCAAATCAAACAGAAGTAGTAACCGGTGGCGTATGGAGTGATAATCTTGCAAGTTTAACTACATATTTTACGTCATCAGTTGAAACACAATCACAACGTAGATACTATATCGATGTGCATCAATCAAATCCAGCAACAGATGGATCAGCGGTTCAATTCTCATTAGCATTCGGCCATGCAGCAGGAAGCGGATCGGATTCGCAAGGTCAACTTAATGATTCTCCATCTAAAGCAATTTATTCACAATACCGTCAACTTTTACTTAATCCGTCTGATACGCGTTTTACAACTGCTGGATCTGGTTCAACTGATTATATTTATGTTGTTAATTTTAAACGCAATAGAATCAAAGAAAAATTAGATGTAGGTAATTGGGAGCTTCCATTAATTAAAATTACATCTAGAACATCTAATGCAACTGGATCTGTAATTACAGGTAGTGGTGTATTAAAATTGATAGATGATTCTACAATTGCCGCGGCAACTACGGTAGGTGCTGGTAAAGTATATAATATTGTATCTGGATCTATTAATAGTGGTGTTCACAGTGCGTCTGCACCTAAATATTACGGATTAGTATATCCAGATTATGGTACTTTGATTTTAGATGGAAAAATGCTAGATCAACAATTGGGATTTAGAACAAATGTAACTTCTAGTGTTGAAGGTAATAATCATTTTGTATTATTTGCATCAATATCAGGATCATCTTTCTTTACAGATCCAGAAACATCAGACCCATATGGTTTTCAAGCACGTAATGCAGAAAAAGTTACTAGCACACATTATTTCGTAAGAATTAAAAATGCAGAATATAATTTCTCAAACAATCCTTCATATGTAACTGGAAGTGTTGGTCAACTAGCACAATCAACATTCGTTGGTGATCCTAAAACATATATTACTACGGTAGGATTGTATAATGATCGTCAAGAATTATTAGCAGTATCAAAACTTTCTAAGCCGTTATTGAAATCATTTCAAAGAGAAGCTCTTATAAGAGTTAAATTAGATTTCTAAAATAATACACTGATTTAAGCCCTGTTATATTTATATTAAATGTAGCAGGGTTTTTACTGAAATGGCAGAATCAAGAATAACACAACAAGAAACATATCTAGGCGTATATCCAACTGTCTTTAAAAAAATAGACAAAACGGATGTTACGGTTAATCCATTTCGTGCATATAAATCTTGGACTGTATTATCAGGTAGTAGTTCTGGTAGTTTATTACCATTGAATGGAATTTATAGCGATCCAGCATATTTACCTGCATTAGGATCTGAACTTACATTTAATGATTTAAAGAATGTTGATGGTAGTTTGCAGGTTGTAACATACTTTTCAATCAATCATTTATTTTACAAATATAAAGATCAGCCATCAAAAACATATGGTGCAACTAATTTAAATAAAACAAAAAAGTATTTATATCAAAGTGCATCGATTCTATCTTTTCCGCAATTGAAAATTGGTGAAGGAATAAAACCAAAATCATTTTCATTTACCGGTTCTATGAATTTAGCATCTGATTCGAATAACAATGTTTATGATACTTCATATAATACTGCATCGATTGTAACTGATGTTAAATATTATGAAGGTTTTAATGAATACTTTGATACTTCTAGAATTAAATATAAAGCATCAGGTGTTGAATATATTCTAGGTGTAACATCATCTAATGGTTCAAAAAAATCTATAGGATATGCAGCTAAATTTAATTCTGCAGGATTTATATCATCTCAGTTAGATGGATTGTATGATAGAGATCATGATTATTCAATTTCTTTCTATGTAAGTAGTTCGAATATTGGCACAGCTGATCAATTAATATTAGCAAAAGCATCAAGCAGTTTGCAACCATCATATCCTTTTAAAGTTGAATTAAGTGGCAGTAAACAATTGGTTTTTTCTGCTGCAGGTAGTACTTCATATAAAGCACAAATTACATCATCATATGCAGTTTCATCTTCATGGACACATGTAGTTTGTCAAAAAACTGGTAGTTCACTTCAAATGTATATTAATGGAACGTTGCATTCTTCTGTAACTGATACATTATTAATTAATACATTGTCACCATTTACCGCTTCTGCTAGAATAGATAATGGTCATGACTTGTATATGGGAGGTTTTGATACCCAAAGCTCAAATCTACAAGGTTATTTAGATGAAGTTAGAATCTTTAATAAGGCACTATCAACTAGCAACATAAGTTCTTTAAACAACCGTACGGAAGGCGGAACTTTTTTACAAACTCAAAATGTAGGTACTGTTTTTAATAAACAAGGTATTGTTGTTATTTCGTCTCCGGATTATCGTTATGATAATATATTAGCATCAGCATATACTGCAAGTTATAAAAGTACTGTGTCAATTTATGAATTAGGCGTAATTACTAGATTAGATTTAAGTGACTTTAATATGTCGACAAATTTAACATTGACAAAAGATGATGACCAAACATATCAGTCATTTGTTAGCAGTAGTACTTTTGCTCCATATATAACAACAATTGGTTTATATGATGACTTTGGTAGATTGTTAGCAATTGGTAAACTAGCACAACCGATACGTAAACGTAATGATGTTGATATGAATTTTTTAGTTCGTATTGATTTAGATAAAAATATTTCGTTTAAAGGATAATGATGATACGATTAAAACAATTACTTCGTGAAATGACTGATGCTGATTTAAAGCGTTGTTTAGATAAAATTCAAAACAAACAGTTTAAACTGATTGGTGCTGGCGATAATGGTCGTGTATATGAAATTGATGGCGAAGATAAAGTATTTAAAATTACTAAAGAACGAGATGAATATGTAGTAGCTGAACGAATTGTTAATCGTTATACAGATTTTACAACGTTTATTCCGGTATATTATGTTAACGGAAAAGATATGTATATAATGGCTAATGCAAATACATTATCCGATAAACAACAAATGATGTTTGATCAATTCGTATCAGATTATAACAACTATGCTCGTAAAAAAGGCGGAGAAGTTTCTATATTTGATTTTATGGATGCAACAGATAATATTGATCCGCAGTTAGATAATTTTTTAAATGCATTACAATCTGATGTTGAAAAATTAAATATTCCGGAATTTGATTTAGATTTAGATTTTAGAACAGATAACATCATGATTTGGAACGGAAAAATGGTAATGGTTGATTGGTGACCGATATTTATATAAAATGGAATAGAATGAAAAGAAATATATTAGAGCAAATAATTCGTCAAGTATTAAATGAAGCTAGTATCACAATTGATATAGAAACATTGCGTCCGGAAGATGAACAAAAAATGACAACTGTACATTCACTGCTTAAAATTAAATCAAAACTAGATGCAACTCCTGATAGATTTTCTGCAGCAGACGGATTTTTAATTAAAATTAAAAGAATGGGCGGACGTGCAACTGATGATACTACTGGAGAAAAATCTTTTGAAATATCCGATTCAGATATAATGCAAAATGCTATGCTTAAATTAAATACATTATCTGGACAATATTCTAAAATGAACAGTTCGGAATATGTTTGGTTAATTAGCCATGATGTAAATTTAAGAAAGAAGGATATTGAAAAGGCAAAAGATTCTAGAATTATTGCGACATATATTGTACAAGCATTTTATATAAAAAGATCATTAATATCTAAACCATTATCAACTAGTACAACTGGATATATAGATACTTTGTCAAAAGGTGCATTAGTTTTTGATTTGCAAAAAATTGACGAAAACCAATGGATTCGAACATCGAAAATTGAACCAGGTGATGTTACTCAAACTAGTGAAGCAGGAATTCCTATGAAGGAACTACAATACAAACAAAAATCAGCATCACAAGTACCGGTATTATTTAGATATTTTGCACAAAATTTATATAAAATATTACCACCGACCGAAGCTTCAGATATAGTAACTAATTTAAAAGGTGATTCTGTATATGGTGATTATCACCGAGCATTTGTTGAATCATTCCAACAAGAACAAAAATTACCAGTTACAGGTAATTGGGATGCAGATACACTTCAACGTGCATTGCAGTTAAATAAAGATACGTATACATTCGATAATACTGTGGATTTAAAAACCCGTATCGATAAAGCAATTGCTGCAACTAGATCTATAATCGATGTAGGGTTTATAACTGTACCTGCAGGTGGATTTAAATATAAAGTTACAGATAATGACCCGGAGTTTGCAAAAGTTCAATCAGTAATGATATCATGGCTACAAAAAAATGGAATAGATAAATCAGCAAAACATTCAACTAAATTCAATGAATGGCAAACAGCTTTAAATAAACAAACTGATGGTATTTTTATTAATCGAGGTGATTTTGGTGATGGAACACAATATTTTGTTGAGCTAATAAAAAAGGTGCCAGCATTAGGTCTAGGAAATGAATATACTATTGTAAATCAAAATTTCATCGATGCAATAAAATAAGAATATTATGAAAATAAACGAACAAATAGATTTTGATGCTATTACTGTTGGAGATGGTTCTCAATCAGTAAAACCGGTAAACACAACAATAACGTCTAAAGATATTAAATTAGATATGTCTGTACTTAAGCCATTCAAACCTGTTAGTGTTAGTAACAATGGACAAAAAGTTGTAGCAAATAATAATACATATACATTTTATCCTACCGGGAAGGTTTATGATACAAAATTAAAAAAACACGTAACATGGTCTTCAAAAAATGGTAAAGTATTTGTTGCTGGGTTTGAATTAAAGTCAACTTCAACGGTAATTACTGATAAAGATAAAGAAATTGCAAAAGGTAAACGTTTAAAATATCAAGAAAGCTTGATTAAAAATGCAATAATTTTTTATGAAGCTGTGTGTAGACAAATGGATTATACCAATTGGAATGAAGATTACATATTGAAATTAATTGCAAAATATGTAACACCGCATCAAGCTCCGTATATAGATGCATTGATTAGAATGACTAAAGGTGATCAACGAGATGTTAGAAGAAAATATTTACCTCAATACAATTACTGGTTATCGCGCGGCGGAAAATCTGGTACAACGTTTCAATATTTAAGTAAAATTCCAAATGAGTATATGAATGATAGTTTAACTGATCTTTTTCAAGGATATGCTGCGGATTATTTAGATCTAGATTCTAATGCACCAAAAATAGTAAAACTAAAAAAACAATTACGTGCAATATTTCCTACTATCATGAAAACAGAAACTAATGAATATAATAATATGCCGTTTAAAGGTCGTAAGAATTCTGATCAAATTCATAAAATGGTAATGGATATATACGATACTAAAGCATTTGGTCCAATAAAAAAATTATAAGTTATGGCAAAAAATCATTGGCATTCAGCAGGTAATGGAAAACGAGCTGAAGCATATAAATACGGTTATAAATCTGGATTAGAATTAACTGTATCAGAACAAATAAAAAGTACAGAATATCCTTTGAATTACGAGACAGAAACACTAAATTATATAGTACCCGAACGCAAGGCAAAATATACACCTGATTTTGTATTTATAAAGAAAAATGGAAGTTTCATGTTTATAGAAACAAAAGGACGATGGACTAGTGCCGATCGTTTAAAAATGAAACATGTATTAGCATCAAATCCTGGAATTGATATACGAATGGTATTCCAAGCACCTACTCAAAAAATATCAAAAGGTAGCCCAACTACATATGAATCTTACGCAAACAAGCTAGGCATAAATCATGTTGCAAAAAAATCTATACCTGAAGAATGGATGTCAGAATGTTTGAAAACAGGCGAAAAAGCAGTTAATGTTAAAAGTTTCTTTGCATAAGGTTGGAATTACGAAATATTTTTAATATATTCATTGAAGATTAATGAAATTTATTTAATTAATAGATTGATTCTTTTATTGAATCGATCGTTAAGCCAGGAATGTAATGTATGTGCTTAACATATAATATATTATTAATATAATTAATTGGATTCCATACAGAATTTTATTATATTATAATATGAAGAATCTTAAACTTCTCCAGTTACTTGAATCTATATTAGGTAAAGGAAAATCTACATCCGGAGATAACATTGCATTCTTCTCTCCTTTTGTTTCGCATTACAAACCGAAATTAGAAATCAACATTAAAACAACTAGTGCTGGAGAAAATCATTGGCACTGTTGGATATCTGATAAAAAAGGTCGTTCTATATCGTCACTTTTCAAACAATTAAATTTACCAAAAGAGCGATTCGAACAACTTGCTAAGATAATAGAATCAGCAAAATATCGTGTTGATACTACAAAAGAAAAACAAGAATTAATACAATTACCAACAGAATATATACCACTTTGGAATAAAAAAAATACACCTGATTATCGCAACGCTATTCATTACCTTACCCAACGAGGTGTATCTATTTTTGATATTTTAAAATATCGCATTGGTTATTGTGAAGCTGGAGAATATTCCGGCAAAATCATTATACCAAGTTATGACGCAGACGGACAACTAAATTATTTTGTTAGTCGAGCATTTTATAATGCAGATAAATTCAAACATAAGAATCCTAAAATTTCAAAAGATATTATTGGTTTTGATTTAACAATTAATTGGTCAGAACCAATTGTATTATGTGAAGGTGCATTTGATGCAATTGCAGTTAAACGCAATGCAATTCCATTATTTGGTAAAATTATTCAACCTACACTTCAAAAAAAAATTATCGAAAAACGAGTACGAGACATTTATATTTGTTTGGATGCTGATGCATTACGTAATGCTTTACAAATTGCAGAACGTTTTATGGCAGAAGGATTGAATGTTTACTTTATTGAATTGCAAGATGAAGACGCATCTGAATTAGGATTTGAGAAGATTACAGAAATTATACAAAATACTTCAGTATTAACATTTGAACGTGTTATGGAATTGAGAATGGATTTGATATGGAAATAAAAAAGATTGAAGTTGGGATTGAAAAAATTGATAAAATTTATCATGTTTCGGATATACATATTCGTACGTTAAAACGTCATAAAGAATATCGCGAAGTATTTCAAAACATGTTTGACTATATTAATCAAACAAGCACCGCTAATAGTATTGCAGTAGTTACGGGAGATATTGTTCATAGCAAATTAGATATGTCCCCAGAACTAGTTCAAATGCTAGTTGATTTCTTTAATGGATTCAAAATACCTACAATTGTTATTTTAGGCAATCATGATATGAATCTAAACAATATGCATCGTATTGATGCAGTTAGCCCCGTGTTAAATGTTATTAAGAATCCTAATATCATTTTTGTAAAAGATAATGGATTATTTGAATTAGGTGGTGTTACATGGAATCATATGGCTGTTGATAAAACGCCTGCAGATTATCTTCGTGCAAAAGATTTTGAAGCAACATATAAAATTGCACTTCATCATGGAGCTGTTAATACTGCTAAAACTGATATTGGTTATCAAATATCAAATGAGCATGTAGGCGTAGATTTATTTGAAGGACATGATATTACTTTGTTAGGCGATATTCATAAACCAGCACAATTTTTAGATAACGCTAAAACTATTGCATATCCTGGCTCATTGATTCAACAAAATCATGGAGAAGCATTAGACCATGGTATTTTAATTTGGGATCTAGATCGATGTACAGCAGATTTTGTACAAATTGAAAATGATTATGGGTATGTAACATTGGAAACTCAAGGAGATAAAATAGTAAATGCTCCTGCAAGAATGCCAAAACGACCTCGAATCAGAATCAAGTTTAATGACACATCTGCTGCAGATATGAAAAAACTTATTGCGACAATTAGAAAAAAATATACTGTTGAAGATATTACAATTCAACGAACAATTGGATCTGCTGAAACTGCAGCATCTTCTAGTTTAGCAATTGGCAATGTACGAGATGTTGAATATCAAAATACATTGTTAACAGATTACATTGATGTAAATTATCCACAAGCAACACCGCAAGAAATAGATGCAATCAGACATATTAATCGTACAATTAATTCAAAATTACCAGCAGTTGAGTCAGTACGACATACAACATGGCACCCGATATCTTTTGAGTTTGATAACATGTTTAGTTACGGTGAAGGTAATGTTATAAATTTTGAAAATCTTTCCGATGTATGTGGCTTATTTGCTGCAAATACATCTGGTAAGTCTTCTTTGCTTGATGCCATTACATATACTATTTTTGATAAATGTAGTAAAACAGGTAAAGCAAATGAAGTATTAAATAACAAGAAATCTTGGTTCAAAGGTGTATTTCGTTTTGAAATGAATGGCATCGTTTATACTATTGAACGACGAGGCACACAAAATAAAAAGAAAGAAACTCACGTTAAAGTAGATGTAGAGTTTTATACTGATTCAGAAAATTTAAATGGTGAAGAACGAAGTGAAACAAATAAAAACATTCGTCGCTATTTAGGTACATATGATGATTTTATTTTAACTGCATTTTCACTTCAAGCTGATAACAATAATTTTATTGAAAAGTCTCAAAAAGAACGCAAAGATCTTTTATCACAATTTTTAGACATTACGGTATTTGAACAACTATATCAACTTGCTGCAGATGAAATAAAAGAAACAGCTGGACGTTTAAAAGAATATAAGAAAACTGACTTTGCAGAAATTATGATACAAGCAGATGCAGTTATTTCTGAAAATCAAGATACTATTCAGGCATTAGAACAACAAGAAGATAAATTCCAAGATGATAGAAATGATTTACAAAATCGTATTGTTACACTCATTGAATCTAAATTACCTACAACATATGATGGTCCAGATTTTACAATATTAAACAAACATGAATCTGACTTAACTGACAAAATTGAAACATTGCAACAAGATATTGAAACTGCAGAACAAGAAATTGCAGATATGCAAACAAGTATTTCGCAAATAAAACAACAAGTAAAAACAAAATTTAATATTAAACTAATTCAAGAAAAGGTAGATGAATTAAAAATTGTAGATGCTCAAATAGATGAGTTTAATAAAAAAATAAAAGACCAACAAGGAATAATAAATGCAAAGCAAACTAAGATTGAACATCTCGATGCTCACGAATATGACCCGGACTGCAAATACTGTACAAGCAACGTTTTCGTTCAAGATGCAATTGAAGCCCAGAATACGATTGATACAGATAAATCAATATTAACAGAATTAAAACAACAATATGATTTATTAAATAATCGTTATGAATCATTATTATCATATCAAACATCATTTAACGAATTAATACAACTTCGTGATACTATTCAAAAAGATCAAAACGTAATTGATAAAAAAGAACTTCGTCTGCAGTTATTAGAATCAGAATTACAAACACGAGAATCTGAATTAGAAACATGTTTAGAACGACAAGAATCATTTACAAAAAATGAAACTGCTATTAGTCACAATAAACGCATTGATCTTAAAATTACTTTATGTAAAGATGATATTGAAATGTTTACTGAAGAAATAAAATCAATACAAGAACAAATTAAATCACTCTTCGGTGCAATTGAAGTTGCAAAAACAAATCGAGGAACTGCTCTTAGAAATTTAGAATCATATCAACAGTTAGAAACTGAATACAAGGCATATGAATATTATCTAGCAGCTGTTCAAAGAAATGGAATTCCATATGAATTAGTTGCAAAAGCTCTTCCTAAAATTGAAGCAGAAATAAATAATGTACTGAATCAAATTGTTGATTTTAACATGGTAATGAATTCAGATGGTAAAAACATTAATGGATATATTATTTATGATGAAGATAATTTTTGGCCATTAGAATTAACAAGTGGTATGGAACGCTTTGTTAGTTCATTAGCAATTAGAATTGCACTTATAAATGTATCAGCACTGCCACGCCCTAATTTCATTGCAATCGATGAAGGTTGGGGAAGTTTAGACGCAGAACACATTTCATCAGTAGTAAATCTATTTGAATATTTCAAAACTAAATTTGATTTTTCAATTATCATTTCACACGTTGATTCTATGCGTGATATGGTAGATAATTTAATTGAAGTAAATAAAATAAACGGATACAGCCAGATTCAGCACACGTAATATTTATATAAAAAGATATTCGAGTAATGAAACGTAAAGAGGCAGTCTACAAAGGACTAGAATATATTGATGTTTATTATACTGACACTTCGGCTACATCCCCGGATTATTTTCAAATATCAGAATTTCCATTACGATTAACATCTGGAAAAAATTTATTTAAACTTCGAGGTCACCCTACTAATTTAAAAGTAGGTGGAATATTAAACATTGAAGTTTTAGATTTCAATGGCGATCCAATTTATACAGAAGTTGTTGATTATATCGATGAAGATAAAAGTCGCGTAATTGCTATATACGTTTATGAAGATACATCACCTGGCGATTGTTCAATTACTATATTAGGTGAAGCATCTATATTGCAAGGTGGAGTTGCTCCAACCGAATGGCAAGGACGTCCAAATATAAAATGGACACGTTCAGTTCCAGTTAATCCAAACATATCAAACGTTTCAGAAATAATTTTTGAACAATCTCCAACGGTAACTGTAGATGAGTTGATTGGAGTACAATTAGATAGAACGTATTCAGGTAGTGTACAATTCCCAACATATTCTACAGGTACTGTTAGATATTATTCTTATAATAATCAGCCGGCAATAGAATTACTAGGCGGTAAATTTACATCAGATATGTCTACAGGTACAGTAACCGTAGCATCACCCGTTAATCCTACCCCTACACCTAATTTTACTATATCTACAACACCTTACGTAGGTACAATTAAAAAGATTCTAACTCCGACTACAGCCTTGTTAGATACGCAATATACGGCGTATAGTAGCCAGAGTATTTCAATACATACTTTTAATGCATTTGATTATTCTGCATATTCATTATCATATGAAGCATCTCCAACATACATAGAAACAGAAAATTCACAATCATTTGCATACATACAAATTAAAGGCTTAGAACCAGCAACTGGCGATGTATCTAGAATCAAAGTTTTTTCTAACAATAACGGTACCGTCGGTACATGGGAATTAATCAATGATATTGAATTAGAAGAAACGGAAATATTCGTTCCTAGCACATCATCATTATATCCAGACAAATCTATAGGTGTTTTTGCAACGCAAAGCATTATTAATACATATTGGACCGCATCTGCGTTACAAGGCACAGCTGTGTTACCATTGCCTATATTAGGTTGGTCAACTGCATCGTTAGATAGCGCAATGAAAATATCAAGTTCAATGAATTTGTTTGCAGATAATGCAGTTTTAGTTGCACAAATTAAACCACAATATGCAGGTGTATTTATTGAATCATCATCATATAAAATAACACTTGATGCATTAGGTACTAGAACAGGGAGTTTAGATCCAGTATTATCAGTGTATTTATCAGGAAGTGCATTTTATCAAGATCCGACAGATTACTTCAATCAAACATTCCCAACAAAATTTGGTAAAAGAATTGGAGAACTTCGAGTAACGAGTGATAATCAAAGATTTGACGACTATGTATTTAATTTTCAATCTGATTATACAGGAACCGGAGTTTTATTACTTGTAGTAGAATCTGGTATTTGGCAAGTAGCAGACATACACGCTACATCAGATAATGATCCAGGATATTCTCCAAATTATACAAGAATTAAATCT